ATGAAAAAGAACCTCCTTGGTGTATGGTTTCTCGATAATTCCATTAAACCAAATGAGGCTCTTTTTTTCATTAATCAAATTTTACCATGTCAACTGGTATTTTTTATTTTGATGCAACACTAGAAGCATTTTGCCACCTTTTATTATATATAGGTCAATATTTCATTATATATTTCTTCTCTAATTCTATTTATACAGCTAAAATCAACAGATGGCTTATAGGCCTTTTCTAGTATAAAATGGTTTTCCTTAGCACCGTTTAAATCTATTGTTCCTTTTTCTACTAGTAAATTAAACATATTCATATCTTCTTTGTTTATATTGTTACTGTCTAGATATTTGTTTAAATCTATTATTGTATTTCCTTTAGTTTTTCCATGTTTATTAGATGTTATTATGGTATCTAACTCTTTAATATATAAACTCTCGATTTTCTCTGGTATTAAAGCATTATAATATATTTCTACTTCATAATTTCTAATTCTGCTTTCCACCAATAATCTATCTAATAACATAGACCTGCCTGTTCCTATTTCTCCATTGATATAGTATATATCTGTTATCCATTCTAATATGGTATCTGTATAATCTACAAATCCTTCTGGTGTATAGGCAGTAGAGAACAAACGTCTCTCTTTAAATCCATTTGAATTTATTTCTATAGGCTCCTTACTAAATACTCTATCTATTAAATTTATAGTCTCATTATTTAATCCTTTTATATCTATCATTCTTTTATTATCATCTACTATACCCTCATGAATAATCTTTGCAGCTTTAAAATAATTGAATGCTCTTTTATAGGCTATTTTATTATTTTTTTTAGCCTCCACTATATCATCCTTTTTTTCCAATATTTTACTCTTATCTATGAATTGTGCTAAATCTATTATTTTATCTGTTATTCCGGGATATTTAGGGTCTATGCTGTGTGGATCTGTTCCGTCTAATAAGCATATCTTTAATTCATCTATGACTATGGCATCAATTGAACTTGGGTCTGACGGACAATGATGATATTCAATACTATATCCTTTTTCAATCATTCTTTCTGCCATATCTTTCATTAAAGATGATTTTCCTCCACCTGGCATACCTTTAAATATATATAATTGGTTTCTATCTTCAGATATTATATTATCATGAAAAGAGCAGAATCCGTTAGCCGTATTCCCTCCTGGAAAAATTCTTCTAATTTTAGACATAATATCACTCCCTATTTAGTTTTCCTGTATGTATATAATATATTCTCAAAAATATTTATTGTGATAGGGATAACCATATTTACAAAGCCAGATACTTCTACCTATAAGTGTATATTAGCCTAAAAACTGTTTTTTAGTCTTTCTTTACATAAATTATTTTGCCAAAGCTTTAGCAACAGTTGATTTTCCAGAAGCCATAACACTAGTAATTACATATATTACTTTCTTCATACCAACCCTCCACAATGTTTTTAAATTTAACTTTTAAATACTAATTTAGAATAATCATATATAACTTTCCTGTCTTTTACTACCCTATACTTTTGTTAAATATAGCAGGATAATTAGATCATTTTTCTATCTAAATAACGAAAGACCATAATTAATTTTCTGATTTAATAATCCTCAATGCCCTAGGAAAATTCTCTTTTCTTTCAATGAATCCTTTTAATTCTAAATTCTTTAAATATTTATGTACAGTAGAGCTTGATTTAAGTCCCATCATACCCCCTATTTCTCTAACACTAGGACCATAACCATTTTCCTTAATGTAGTTATCTACTATATTTAATACCTGTGATTCTCTTTCAGTTAACATATAAAATTCCCCCTTTACTAAATTATATCAGAACATCCGTTCCTCGTAAAGTGAGATTTGTCAATTTATGTAGAAAAATATAATAAATCCCTATATAAAAATAAACTTTTTTAATATAATTTATCACCTTTTATATAAGATTTAATTATATATTTCTACATTTATTTTAAACTACTTTAAAAAATAAAAAAACACCTCCAAGTAGATAATCTAATTTTGATTAATTAAACTGTCTACTTTGGAAGTATCATATCATTACTCTAGAGCCTACTATGCCTATATAATATTGTAATAAATCTTTCTAATGAAATAGGTTCCTTTGGATTAGTTCCATCAGTTAGACCTAATTTCATTGCCCACTCCATAGCATCTACAGCCCATGGGCTACAATCCAGTTCTTTAGTTTTTTCAATATATTTAATTCCTGAGTAATTGAAAATTCCTTTTGCTACTGCTAATGCTAATTCTTCTTGCTTATCTTTTAAGATTTTAGCATCATCAGCATTAGTAATAAAAGCTAACTCTACTAATGCAGACGGCATATTACTTTGTCTTAGCACTGCAAAATTAGCTGTTTTTATTCCTCTGTCTAGTGTATAAACTTTACTTTGTAATATGCTGTCCTGAATACATTTTGCTAAAACAATACCTTTAGAACTATTAGGATAACTAAATGTTTCTACACCTTTACCGTTTATGTTTCCAGCAGCATTACAATGTATAGATATAAATATATCTGCATTAGCTTTATTTGCTAAGCTAGTACGTTCTGATAGTTCTAAGAATACATCTGTAGTCCTTGAATATATCACTCGTATATTATGTCTTTTAAGTATTTCTCCTACTTTTAATGTTACTGATAATGCTATATCTTTTTCTCTTAATCCATTACCTAATGCTCCTGGATTTTTTCCTCCATGGCCTGCGTCTAAAAATACTTTCATTACAAAATTCCCTCCTTATCTTTCTAATGTGTTTTTAGTTCCTGAGTATAGTCCTACTGCCGATAATCCTATGAATATACCTTGTACTAATCCAGTTTTCATGTCCCCATTTCCAAATAATCCTATTCCTATTCCAAGTACTACTGATAATACAGGTATATATCTTTCATGTAAGCCTACTTTCTTAAACACCTCTAAAATACCTATTAATAAAGGTATTATTGCTATTCCTCCATATTCCATTATTAAGTCTCCTTTCTATTTAAATAATATTTGTTGAATTGCATAAAAAAAGAAGCTTACAAAAGCTCCTGCGAATAGCCCTATAAACCATCTCATGGTGGTTGTAAGTCCTTGAATTGTCTCACAAAGATGTTTTATCTGTATTCTAAATTCAGCATTTTCTCTATCATTCTTATCTAATCTTTTATCTAGTTCCAATAATTTTTCATCATGCTCGTTGATTTTCATCTCCATAACTTCATAATTCATATCACACCTCCAAAATTCCATAAAAAAAGAAAAAGCCACGAAATAACGTGGCTCCCTCTCATTATAATTCTATATTAGCTATATTCTTTCCGTCTTGAACTGCTTGAACATTAACTTTTTTGTCTTTATATTTTTCCTTTAACTTCTCAGCATATTTTTGAGCTATTTCTTTTCCTTTTTCTTCTGGAACTCCATCTTCAATACTTATTGCTCCTATGACCCAATCATCCTGAAAATAAATTTGCCCATCATAAACTTCTTCTTCCTTTACTAATTCATCAGTTAGGTTCTCATCTCGATTTTTATTAGGTTTTACTTTCTCTTTAGAGTTTACTTCTTCTTTAAGTTTCTCTTCTTCTCTAAGTTTCACTTCCTCTTTATTGTTTGAGTTTGAACAAGAAATTAAAGATATGGATAATATAGAAATAACAATAATACTAATAAACTTTTTTAATTTCATATACATATTACCTCCCTATAAGTAGTATATCTTAAGAAAAAGCCTGTTTCAACTTACTTAATATACCAGTATATGAATTAATATCCTAGATTTCTAGTTATAATAAAAAAATAAAAAAAGACTATTGTCTAGTCTATTGATTTTTAATTTCTATTCTCTTTCAACTTGTGCTACTAAAAACTCTGCTACTGGAATTTGATATACCTCTGGAAGAGTCTCTATATCTCTCTTGCTTATTTTGACAAGTAAGCCATATACAGGTATCATATACTCTTTTACTGTCATTACTTAGCACCTCCTTCCACTTTAGTTTTTAATTCTATAACTTCATTTCTAAGTTCTTCTACTTCTTCATAAAGCATTGCTACTACTTCAAATATATCTGCTTGGATTTCATTTTTTTGTGTTTCTTTTTCTTCTTTAATTTCTGATAGAGGTTTCTTATTAATTATCTCAATCATTCAAACGCACCTCCAAATCCATTGATAATACATTCCTCTGTAGCTGTACCCTTTTCTATGGAAACTTTTATGTTGATTCCCCATTTGTCGGCTGTCTTTACATCATTAGTAAAGTTGTAGTGTCTACTGATATTCACTTGAGAAGTTATATCCTCCCATGTTGGAACTTCATCAAAAGCATTGTTACAAGCTTCTACTTTTGCTGTTGCTCCTGCAGGGATGGTCCATGTTGGAGTGACAAGTATCTTAGTGCCCATAATGTCTGTTTCTATAGGAGTCTTTAGAGTGAACTGGATTTTATCGTCATATCTAGTGAATGTATAATTTCTCACTGCTGTAGCTCCATGCTCGTCTCTAGCTTCTATCCTAATATTGTGCTGGCCTATTTTTAGCTTATACCAATCTTCACTGGAAATAGTAAATGTATTTGTAGCACCATCTATAGCTTGATATTCTTCTTTCAATATATTATTAAGATATGTTTTTACTGTTATTGCATTTCCTTCATTATCAGATACAGAAAAATCAATGCTAAAAGGTTCTGTTTTTTTCCCTAAGTCCTTGTCTTGCCCATCTATGGTAGGAGCAGAATTTGTTCTTCTGAAAGTAAATCTTCTATATGCTATTCCACCTTGCTGGTCATCTACTTTGATTTCTATAGTATTAGTAGAGTTTAATCCTAGATTAAATAACATTTCATTAGTTATCTCTATTTCTAATTGTTGCCTTCGAGGTGCTCCATTGATAGTTCGTAGCGTAGAATTGTTTAGTTTTTCAGTTACTACTAAACTATCTCCTGCATCTATATCATCAACTTGATAGGAAATTACAAATCCTAAATTCTTATCTCCTAAGTTACTATCTTGTCCATTTATGCTAGGTGCAGTATTATTTATTACTGTCCTCGTTGCTGATGTAGTATATCCACTTTCTGCCCCTTCTGAATCATATGCCTTTACTCTATAAGCTACAGTATTCCAACCCCTAGTTATACTATCTGTAAAACTTCTATTAGCCCCTTTATATATCTGAGTATAAGCTGCTCCATTTACGCTACGTTCTAAGATATATCCTGATAGGTTTCCATCTGTATCTGTAGAAGCTCCCCATGTAATCGATAGAGTTTCTCCACCTCTTACGGTAGTAGGAACTGTTATTGATGGTGTTGTAGGTGCAGTATTATTTATTCCTGTTCTTGTAGGTGATGTAGTATAAGAACTAAAAGCCACTGTATCATAAGCCCTAACTCTGTAGACTACAGTACTCCATGTTGATAAAGGGGTTTCAGATTTAGATAATGAAACTGTGTTAGAAAGTATTACTACCCATGCACCACCATTTATAGACCTCTCTAAGGTATATGTTTTAGACCCTCCAGAAGAAGCACCCCAAGATACTGTGAAGGGTGTATTGCTTTTTAGTGAAGCAGGTACCGTTATTGAAGAAGGAGCCGCTGGTCGCTCCCACCTCTGTAAAGTGTACCTGAACTTATTGCTGCCATCCCTAGTAGGTATATCTACGTCACGAAAATCCAAAGTACCTGCCAGTAGGTAATATTCCCCATCTAAAAGTACTCTTAGAGTATCTGTACTGTTTATTGAGCGTATAGGAGTACCTGATAGTTGTATTGACCCTGCAAGTCCAATACCCCCATCAGTAGTTTTTTTATAGTATACGCCTGAGCGCCCATCAGGCGTACCTGCACCACCAACCATTATACTAATCCAATGGGAATCAACATTCGAATATCCAGGTTCAAACTCACCTAAATTTAACCAAGCCATACTATATCACCAACCTTTTCTGTGTCTCATCATAAACCCCATTCACCAACTCAATACTATCCATGTTAGCAAAATTAACTATAAATATATTATGAGTGATATTATTTAAACTAGCATTTTTAAGTATTGCTACTTCTACCGCGAGAGAAGTAATATCATCTTTGTTTGTTTTAGCCTGTAGACTTGATTTATAGATGCCTTCATCTAGATGATTCATAGTATTAGCTGAATGAGGAGTTCCATGTTCAAATATCTCTCCCTTTTCTGGGACTATTTTAAATGTTCCATCTCCAAGATCTGTTAGCCTTACCCTATTTGGATATTCAGAAATATCATCTTTAAAAAATATTCTTTCATAACTATTCATTATCGCACCTCACTCCTTTGGTAATTCTCTATGATTTTCATAGGGAAAGATTTTAATAGCCCTTTATCTGTACCTTTCTTAATATCAACTTTTTCCTTTAATATTTCTGTCCCCTTTACACTGATGATACTAATGCTTTCTATATTGCCTACAATAGTATCATCAAACATCACGTATACTTTCATCTCATTACCATCTATAGATTTTCTATAGATTTCTTTTCTGTGTACTTTTCCATCTACTACTACTAAACAATGACTAAGATTGTCTAGTACCAGCTGTCCTATTTCAAGTATCCCTTCCTCTGAAAACAGTACTAATTCTTCCATATCTTCATCACTCCTTTGTTATACTTTCACCAGTAAGTGGATAATGGTGTATTGCATTAATATTTTTAGTTGCTAAATTTATATTAGTTCCTGATTGAACACCTTCTACTGCTATATTTGGATATGTCCCACACAAGTAGGTTCCACAAATAGGATAATAAACCTCATATTCTTTAGAATCAGTTATAAATTGTAATCTAGTGTTATGTTCACTAGTAATATCATAATCTAAATGAGCTGGTTTTATTTCTTCAATTGCATTAAACATATCACTTATATTTAATGTTATAGTCCCTTCATTAGTAAACTTAATATTGATTCTTCCGTCAAATATTATGTCTGCTGTACTTCTTGTATAGGCTTCAATTATAGATTTAATCATTGCTAAATCTACTTTCCCCATACCTCTCATTTTGGACTTTATAAGACTTCTTCGCTCTTCTAAAGTCTTTTTAGGTCTAATAGGCAGCTTCAATTCTTTCTCATATATAGCAAGCCCCCAAGTGGCGGTGTCTATAAAAAACTGTTTCTCCAAATCTTCTATATTTAACCCTAATCTATCAAACTCCATTTGTTCAGAATTTAATATCTCTTGAAATACTATAGAGGATCTTTCATAAATCGGTAGATATTCTAATAATCTACTCATTTAATATCACCTCACCTAGTATAGCGACTTCTTCATTGCCTATTATGATATTTTCTAATTCTTCATTAACTCTTAAATCCATATAGTCTAATACTCCATCCACATTCAACACTAAAGAACCTATTTGTGCATAAGATACTAAATTCTTTTTAAATGCTATTTTTTTTAAATAATTAGTTATATTTTCTTCTATATTAGATTTAATCTGTTCTAGAAGATAACCTTCATCTTTAGTTATTGTAGCAGATATATTAATATCTTTACTTGCGGCAGATATTGCAGTACAAAATGCACCTATGGGAGCCTGTCCTGCTCCTGTCCCCCAAGTTGCCCATCTATTATTTATATATTCACCCTTAGGGTCTATATATTCTTGCACTCTACTAATCAGATCCTCACTAGCAGGTTTTTTATTACTATCTATTACTATTACTTTTACTGTGTTATCTCCATTCCAAAGGGGAATAACTCTAGCATCACCTACACCCACTACTTCCTTTGCCCAATTTAGGTAATGATATTTATTTCCTGATGTTGCAGGAATACGTATTCTTTCGTAGTATCTTTGTCTTAAGTCAAAGTCACTTTCTGCATCATAACCATTTTTTACTGATTCAAGGTTAGTCACATTTGTTAATCCTGCAATACTAATGGGAAAGTATTTTATTGCTCTTGCAGGAACATTACCTATGATTCCAGGTACTTCACATTCTACCAATACTGTGATTTGCCCCATATCATCAATTGTTTTATCCTCTGTAGATATAAAGTTTACTGTATCGGCTCCTACAAAATCACCTTTAGAAATTCTAGCACCTTCTTGACCTGATATTGTTACTATGGTTGTTGCTTTTGTTGCTAGTTTTCTAGTTATTCCTGTACGTTGATGTATAAATCTTTCCAATTCCTTCCCTGATAGATTTTCTATGTCTAGCTTATTTGCGACTTCCTGTATTCCTCTATTTTTATTTTCAAATTCTATAGCTGTAGCTTTAGAGAAATCGTAAGGGAATAATCCTTCTGATTTATCGTATTTATCTGGAATATTGCTTAATATTCTTTTCAGTATTTCTTCTCTATTTTCCAATTAAAAATTCACCTCCTGGTTGAAGGTTTCTCCATTTTTTAATATTATTGTGAAACATATTCTAAGGGTGGCTACTTCTTGCTCTGTCCTAAAGTCTTTTATTCTGTCAATTTCACTATGTCTCTTTAATACTTCCTCTATCTCTCTCTTTAGTTCAGATTGTAGAAAGAATTGTGGTACTTTTTTTCCTTGAATTAATTTCTTTATAGTTGTACCGTACTCGTTAATATTCTCATCTGCTTTGTATACTTCAAACTTGAATTTTTCAGTTCTTAGTATTTTTTCTATCCAAATTTTTATAGCTTCTTTTCCTTCTACCTCTACAAGTCTGCCATCCTTAATTACAAAATCTCCTTTTTCAAAATCAAATAAAAATGTTTTACCTTCATTCTTTTTTTCTTCAAATTGTAATTCTTCTACAATATTGTCTAAATCCAATTTGGGAAACACTTAATCACCTACCTAGTATAATAATGTCATAGCCAATAATGACTATGCAATTTGAACATTTCTATAAAAATACATTTCAATTATTTAGTAACAGAAGAAGGTGTTCTTCCTTCATCAGATGTTACTGCTAAATTAAACATGTCTGATGGTTCCCAGTAGACTCCAGTCATTTCATAAAGTATAATCTTCAGGGATAGGATAAAAAATGTTCACCTTCCTGGGAAGTCAGTTTCTACTGGCCTATACCTATGAAAAAGTCAGTTAGTCCATTCAATGAGGTTTTATGATTTGGCTGGTTGGGAGCCTCAGGCTATACCTGTATCACATGCTAGGATGTGTACTCATTGCTTGGAAATGGATTCCTATCAGAAAGGAGCTGTTGCTCATGTTAAACATTATTAAATTTGATTCATTTATTTCGGTTGGTATTGATGTTGGTGCAGACTTTAGCTGGATGTCTATTGCGCTACCTAACCAAACATTTGTAGGAAAACCTTTTAAAATCCTACATTCTGATTTAAATTCCCTGTCTATAGCTGTTTCTAAAATCAAAGAAGCAGAAGAGTTGTATTCTTTGGAAAGTCGCATTTTCCTTGAATCCACGGGAATTTATCATTACCCACTCTTCTGCTATCTTCGTGATAAGGGATTTTGTGTCTCCATCATAAATCCTATCATCACTAAGAATAGCACAAATATTAATATTAGGAAAGTCCATAATGATAAATTTGATTCACAAAAAGCTGCATTAATTGGATTAAAGCCTGACTTAAAAGTTTCTCTTATGCCATCAGACCTTGCCCTTGATTTAAGAAACCTCTCAAGAGAATATTATGATTTGATGGACAATCGCTCTGCTTATGTGAATAAGCTTCAAGGTGAACTACGAATGGTATTTCCGCAGTATTTAAAGATTTTTTCTAAAATAACTACAAATACAGCTTTGACCTTACTAGAAAAATATACCACTCCAGATACATTCTTAAATGTTTCTAAAGATGAGATAGTTAATTCAATAAGCTCTACTGCACGTTTTGGAATTGCTTATGCAGAAAACAAGTATAATGCTATTATTCAAGCTGCAAATGATGCAAAGTTTTTTGGGCATTCAGTAAACAGTAACTTTAAACGCATTCTTCTATACATCCGTTTCATTCGCCAATATGATGAAGAAATCTCAGCTATACTTTCTGATATGCATGAGTTCGTGGATGCTAACAAGGATACTGAATTTGTAAAACAGATATACCTCATTGAATCCTTTAAAGGTGCAGGGTTTCTTTCTGCAGTAAGTCTTATGTGTGAAATCGGGGACTTCTCTGCTTTTCGTTCACCTAAACAACTGTTTGCATATTTTGGATTAGATCCTACTGTTAAACAATCAGGTAATTTTAATGGTACTAAGGTTAATATGTCAAAGCGAGGCTCACGAATTGCTAGAAGAGTAATACATACCATGGCTTTGGTTAGTATTGCCTTGAATCGTAATGGTTCTCCCAACAATCCAGTTCTACGTGAATACTATCTTAAAAAGTGTCAGAGCAAACCTAAAATGGTAGCTCTTGGAGCTATTATGCATAAAGTATGCAACATTGTATTTGCCATTTTACGTGATGAAAAAGAATTTGAAATCATCACTCCAGAAGAACATCAAATCAATTACTCGAAAGCGAAATGCGACATCGCTGCTTAGTATAATTCTATAGAGTTTTTTTACTTTTTGATATCGAATCAAAAGGCTTATTAAAGTTATCTTTTTTTATCAACTAAAGTATCAAATATTTTTAAATTAATTATTGACAATTCTTAGCTGGACTTTTGGATCTTATCTACTATAAAAAATACCTGCTGGTTTTCGGCAGGTATAATTAACACTTCATCACCTTGTTTTAATTCAAAGTATAGTGTCAATTTGGTTTTTTCTTTCTCACTTATGTTGAATGAAATTAGAGGATTAGAGGGTTTAGAGGTAATGGCAATATCCCCTATATCTCCATCAGCATTTAACTCTAATTTATATTCTCTTTTTGCTAAGCTTTGACAGATATATAGATGCCCTTCTTGGAGAATTACTTGCCCATCTAGTATTGAAACTTTTAAAGGCTTTACTCCTACAATTTTACCTACACAGGGACCTATATTAATCTTATTTTCCCTCTCCTTAAACATTTGAGCCAATCCTACGTCCCACATATTAAATCACCCTCTCTAATGTTAAGTCCATAGTATGGATTCTATTTTGATACGTATGTGTACAATCTTTAATTAAATATTGTCCTTTTAGTTTAAACGTATCATTATCTACTTCTAATATCCTTCCTGCCCTGACATTATCATCCCCTAATAGTTTAATAGATATATCCTCTTTTATCTTATTCAACTCTTTAAGTTTATTTTGAGCAATTAGCTTAGCTTTGGCCATATCCTTATCATCTACGGATTCTATTTCCTGTAGTAGCCCAAATTTAGATATACTTTTTTCATCTTTAGCTGTTGCAATTACTCGACTGCTTTTTTCATCATTACTTGAAATTAATATACTATTCCTCATATCTGCTATAGATTCACTTTTACTTATACTTCCTATAGTCTTTAAAGGATTTAAAGAAGCTACATTAGAGGCAGGTTTAAACCTTGGCGTTATGATCAAATCAGTATATTTTTCTATATATAATTTACCTTCTCTCATTTCTAGCCTATAGTTTGTTCCCCATTCATTTGTAGCTTGTTCTAATATATCCCTTATAATCTCTGCTATAATATTATCTTTATATATTTTAGTAATAGCTGTAGATATAGGTACTATATTACCCGTAGGAACATTAAATTTACTACATAACTGTTTGATAGCTTCATCTGCATTTACTTTATTAAATTGAATAATAGTCATAGATTGATTTAGATAAAAAGCGTAATCAAAGGCTGTTATAGATTTTGAATATCTATTAATTCCTAAGTCTACTATAATCCCTCTAAATAATTCTTTGTTATTATTAAGTAAGATTATCTTATCTCCAACTTCAATTAAATCATAGCCTTTCATGTACTTATCATCTATATTCCTAACTGCATCTACATTTAATTCCATACCTAGAGTATCTATACTATCCTTCCATGAGAGATTTCCACAAAACTTAGTTATATCTGAACTCCCACCATTATTTTTTATTAGGGTTATTATATAATTATCCATTTAATTACCTCCAACAAATCTATATTCAGATAAATCTAATGTATATTCCACATCTCCATTTTTTCTAACCTTATAAGAGAAATTATCTATCAATACTGCCATGTTAAACCATTCTGTTCCATCTCTTTTGCTTGTAATGACTCTAAATGGTACTTTCTTTGCTCTCCATTTATTAAAGAAATCTACATACTTAAAAGGTTCTGCTACGCTTCCAGGCTTCAGCCATCTATACTTTTGAGAAGGCAGTATGGATGTAATAGAAAATGTTCTAATCACCTCATCACCTACTAAGTTTATAGTTCCATTGTTTATAGTTTCGAATTGTTCATTATTTTGAGATTTATTAATTTCTATTTCTGGCACCACAGGTAATATCATTACCTCTTCATTGTTATTTGCACTAAATATTATATTGCCTCCCATTTTCTATCACTCCCTAGATATTATCTAATGCTAATTTAACCTTTCTATATACTTCCTCTCCCACTTCATTGGCAAATTGCTTATTACCTATTACATTGCCTGCTATGGTTACATCTACTTTTACATCTTGTCCAATGCCTTTACCTCTAAGGAGTCTTTCAGATTTATCAGCAGGTATAATAGTTTCTCCTGATGATAGTTTTCTTATCTCTCCACCATCTTCATGGATTCTTGCATATCCAGCAGGTGAATAAGAAATTCCTTTTGCGAATGATGGAATTTGAGGTATACTAATACCAAATTTTTTGCCACCATATTTAGGTACCCAGTCTGGTATATCTATACTTATTTTGCTTATGGCTCCTGTTACTAGGTTTATTCCATCAATAAAGAAATTTATGAATGATTTGAATCCAGAACTTATTCCTTCCCATAATCCTGAAAAGAACTCACCTAATGGAGTAAATGCCATCTTTATGATTTCCCATAGTTCTAAAAAGAACTCACCCAATGAAGCAAATACAGCCTTTATACTTTCCCTTAGCCCTAGAAAAAATTCACTCAATGCGGAAAATACCGTCTTTATTCTTTCCCATAACCCTAGAACGAATTGACCTAATGAAACAAATACCATCTTTATGATTTCCCATAATGCTAAAAGCTTTTCTTTTATTAAATCCCAGTTTCTATATAGAGCATACCCTGCTGCAACTACTGCACCTATTACTAAGACTAACCATCCTAGGGTAGTCATCTTTATAACTCCATCTAATACCATACTCATGGTTTTCCAAGCTTGCATAACTGAAACTACTACTGCTGCAACTTTTATAACTGCATACATAGCAGCTACAAATACTAGTATAGTGGTTATAAGCTTTTCATGTTCTTTTACAAAACTTAATACATTTTTTATAAAATCAACTACCTTAGTAACTCCATCGCCTATGGATTGTACCCAGCCTTGAATCTTTTCTTCATTGTTTGTAAACCATGTCTCTATCTTATCTATATATTCACCTATGAGTCCTGATTGAGTATTCATCATAGAAGTAAATATATTCTTAGACGTATTTTTAAGTTTATCTAACTTAAAACCTATAGTATTAGTCATAGTTTTAAAAATTTCATCTGTCATACCTGCACTATCTATTACTTCGCCAAGGATATTATTAAAGTCATTAAATCCACCTTCACTAGTTAAAGATATTGCAGCATTTAAGGCATTTACATCACCAAATAACTGATCCATAGCATCAGTGCTGCCACCAGTTTTTACTTTTATTTCTTCTAACCACTTAGCAAATCCTTTGCTTTTTATAGCACTAACACTAAAATCTATTCCTAATTTCTTAGCCATATCTCTTGCTTGTTCAGTGGGTTCAATTACATTGGACATTATCCCCTCTAGTCCTGCCATTGCTTTAGATGTAGACTGTCCACTTTTTGTAAGAGAACCAACAGCACCTAATACCTCATCTAAACTTATACCTGCTGATTTTGCTATTGGAGTAACAGATCCTAGGGAACTGGCTAGTTCACCGATTGATGTGCCACCAAGATTTTGAGTTACTAGCATTTTATCACTTATACTTTGCATAGCTTCAGTTCCAGTAAGCCCATATACATCCATTGTACTAGTCATAAGCTTTAGTGCACTGTTAGTATCTGTAAATCCAGATATAGCAAGTTTACTTGATAATACCGCTGCATCTATGCTTTCTGCTGCCTTTACACCAGAAGACATAGCAACATACTGAGCATCTGCTAATTCATTGACTGCTACACCTGTTTTAGTAGAATTCTTTAATAACTCACTCTGTATCTTGTTTAATTCTAAAGAGTTTCCCGCGATAGATTTAACTTTTACACTAGCAGTTTCTAGTTCAATCATGCCTTTAAATCCTGTATCCACTGCTAAATCTCCAAAGGCCTTTGCTTTCGCCTTAGCCATTTTAGCTGATTTCTTGATTACATTATCTATAGACTTTACACTTTTATCTTTCCATTTTTCTATTAGAGTTTGTGATTTCTTAGTTTCTTCTTTGACTTTATCTACACTTTTGGTAATTCTTACTAAAGCCTGTGACATCCCATCTTTTAAAGCGAGCATAACTACTATTTCCTCTTTTACCAATTTCTCACCTACTTTCCTAACATGGCTCTATATTTTTGTCTTTCATCTTCATAATATCTATTTATACTTTCCATATAAAATAGCTTTTCAAAGTATCCTAGATTAAGTAAATATTCTAGCTCATGTCCTCTAATTACCAGGAAGGATACACATTGCAGCCATCCATCCTGGTCTATTAGTTTTTTACTTCATCATCTTTTATCTTATCTAGACCATAAAAACTATTTATTACTTCGATAATATCTTTTATCTCATTTAACTGATCCTCTAATACAGCACTAGGTAAATCAATTGGTTCAGCAACTCCATAGGCTTCCATAGCTTCTTGAGTATTAGTTTTAAAAATTGGACAACATTCATAGATTATTTCATTCATAGTATCAATGGTATTAATATTATCTTCTGCCAATCTTTCACTTAATTCCATATATCTCTGTAAAGGAATTTTCCTTATTTCTATTTCAGTGTCTAAAACTTCACTTTTATAGTATTTAACCTGCATTTTATCATTTTTAGATTGATTTCTCTTTGTTATTATATCAGCTAAAGTCACTGTTCTATTATTCATATAAATTCTCCTTTTTTATAAAATAGTTAACGCCTTAGATTGAATCTAAGGCGTTTTAAATTTATTGTAATATCTCTACTTCACTAGCCTTAAAAGGCATTTCTACTTCCCCAACAGACTTTTCTTCCCATGATTGTAAAGCAAGTTCATCGAAAGTTATATTTGTTACCTTAATCCTTTGAGTTTTTCCAGTCGCTCTATTAAAAGCCTTTCCAATTATAGTAACATCTGGGACTCTACCTGCTACGTACTCTGCAAATAATAAATCTATTGCCTTGTTATAGTTTTTATCGGATTTCCTATAACTAAAACTTCCTTCATAACCATAGCCTAGTAAAACCCTATCTGTAGTCATTCCATTTGGTACATCTTCCCATTCTATAACCATTTTAACCTCAAAGCTCTTTACTTTATCCCATTCAGAATCATTGACCCAAATATTGCCATTAGAACCATTCCAATATTGATTTCCTTTACTCATTATCTACCACTTCCTTTCTACATATCTATTTTAAATTTAAAATCTTCCATAGCATTTAATATTTTTATATTTCCATCTAAGAATACATTAGTACCTACTGTCATTTCCATAACCTTATCATCATCCCAAGTACTTACTTCTTCCTCTCCATATTTAGAAATATTTGCTAACCTTTGTTGCTCTATACCGATCATAGCTTTATTTGAGAAGTTAGGATCTAGTAGGAGCTCATTTGCAATTTCTTTAAAATAACTATTAATGGCACCTATTAATAGCATTTGGTTGTCTAGATAATTTTTATATTTACCTTTATAAAAATTTTTCCAAGTAGTGTAAATATCTGTATAAATCATATCCATAACTTCCACTATTAATATAAACTTCATGTCATCAGTAATTCCTTGCCCTGTAGTTACAAGTGATGTAATACCCCTCGCAACCCTAACTTCACCTTCATCATTGTAAAGAATGAACTCACCCTTATTTATAGCTTCATCTAGATCTTCTGGTTCTTCTACAGCTTCAAACTTCTGCAGTGGTTTAGCAATGGCACTCATATCTAAGGATAAACCTGCAAGATAACCTAATAACCATGGAGAAGCTTTGCCTCCATTTTGTTTTCCTCTGTTGTCCTTAAAAATTACCTTTTCATTAGTGAAATTAACTATGTGCATATCATCAGATGAAGCAGCTTTATATACTAACCCCTTATATCTTTTTTTATCATTTTTAACACTGGCTTTTATAAAACTTACTAAGTCATTGGTTTCCTCTGCTGTTGCATCTGCCATACCAATCCAGCAATTCATTTCCACCTTACCTTTTACAGCTTTTAATAAGTCTGCTAAAACCCCATCATTATCCATTCTTGCTATTACTAGTTTCTTAGGTGATCCTTCCAAGACATCTTTAATATATGTTGCATTTTCTTCTGTATATTTTAGTAACTCTTCTGATGTCAAGTCTTCTATGCTTCTATATTCTTTAAATGTAAATGTCTTATCGGTATCATCTTTAATGATTAATACTGCTATCCCTTTACTTCCTCTTTGAACGGCACTTACTCCTAATCCTTTAAATATGATTTCTATTTTGGGCATTCCTAAATCTGCCATATCCTCACTCCTTTATATTTAATTCTTCCATTAGCTCTTTATCCTCAAAATCAACACCAATACCTGATTTATCACGTGGATAATTTTCAGATATTCTAATGTCAAAATAACAATGTAGAACCCTATCAATTACATTAATTTCTAGTTCATTAATTTCAAATTTTACATATTCATCTACAGTAATCAAATTATTTTCTAAAAATAGTTCGACTAAGTCATCATACATATTTAACAATTCGATCCCATTTTCATCTGCTGTAGATGAAAAGTAATAAATCCTAGCAGTCAAATAAGTGTCTCTTGCTTCTCTCATAAAGTCACTAATTTTTATGTTATTCAACTCAATAAAAAAAGAAGGTCTTACTACATCCTTCTCAACATCTGTACTAAAGACTATATTTGGAAATTTAGTCTTTATCTTTTTTACAATAGCCTTGTATATATCAGTATATTTTACAATTTTTATCACCTCCTAAAGTGAATAGTTGCCTCGTAAAACATCCTACTTTCTTATTTCCTTTTCAACTTAATCACCTCCTCTCTAATATTTGGATAATTTATCTAATGTAGATAATGTTACTTACCATATGGTCAATATAAAAATAACTTATAACAATTAAATCGCTTAGATGTAATAAAAAAATCCCACAGAGGAACCCGTGAGATTTTTATAATCTTTATTTTTTCTGACATATGATCTGTGACAACTTTCCATGATACTATAATAGCATGCCTAAATTCATTTGTCAGTATAGTCTAAGTATACTCTTTCGGATTCCTTGCAGAAATTTTCTTTATGTATATTTCAGAGTATCCTAACTCGTCTGCAATTTCCTTCAAGGGCTTCCCTTGGATTTCTCTCATATATACTACCTTTTTATCTAATCCATCTAGTCGTCCTATTCTCTCTTCCATTTCCTTTTTTAATTCTTCCATTTCATCTATAGTGCTTTGGTGCATAGATATATGTTCCTCAAGCTGATGTAATCTAAATAAGGCCTCTTCAAATCCCATTTGATTAGATTCTTGTACTCTTGGCTTAGTGTAATCTATTCCTTTTTACATCGCCTGGCCCATATAATCTAGCTAACTTTTTTATAGCTCTGATTTCTGCTTCATAAGTTTCTACCCTTAGCTCCCATATCTTTATCTCTTTACACAAATCTTTATATGATTTAATTATATCCATGTATTTCTCCCCTTTAATTTCTTCTTTAATTTGTTTTATAACTATATCTACATTAAGTTTGGCACTATATATAGTTTCAGCCATATCTCTTTGGCTAATGTTCTCTTCTTTTTCTTTCTGTTACATCTTCTAGTTGGTCAGCTATATATTTATCTGTCCTTCTCTCAAAGTTGTGTAATCTAGTCTTTTTAACCTTATTTTTATTGCTTTGGGTTTCTTAAATCTAGTTCAATCATCTTGAACCTTGGAGGTAAAAAAATATACTTGAATCTCTTCCTGTGGGATGCCTAGAAGTTCAGTAGCTAAAGCAATCTCATCTTGGGTAAAATATATTTTCCCATTAAGCTTTAAAGATAGGGTTCTTTCCGATACTCTCATAGCTCTAGAAAAAGCTAATTGAGTACTAAATTTCTCAATAATTTTTCTCCTTAATTTATTGTAATTAAATGTCATTGAATAAATCCTCCCTTCTCTAAGTTCAATCTAATTGAATTGACTTAAATATATCATTAGAATTTTTCTTTGTCAACACATAAATTCAATTTACTTTAACTTTTGTATTTCATTATTGAACCTTAGTCTAAAATATGATATATTTAATTTTAGAACGATAGGAGGGAAAATTTTGAAGAAATTAACTACATCTGATAGACTTAAAGAAATTATGAATAAACGTAGACTAAGACAGATTGATATATTAGAAATGACAAAGCCATATTCCGAAAAATACAATATAAAGATGAATAAATCTGATATAAGCCAGTATGTATCCGGACTTGTTGAACCTAGGCAAGAAAAGCTCTCCATATTAGGAATGGCTTTGAATGTTAGTGAAGCTTGGTTAATGGGTTATGATGTACCTATGGATAGAGATTATATTCATACAACGAATATGGGAGTAGTTTCACTAAGAGAAGTGAAATTAATGAACAACCTTCGCAAGTTAAATGAAGTTGGCCAACAAGAAGCCATAAAAAGAGTTGAAGAACTTACTTATATAGATAAATATACAATACAAAAAGATTCTCATCTATTACCCAATGCTGCACACGAAATTGATGGAGCTTCCCAAAAAGATAAAGCCCATGATGATGCTATAATGGATGACGAAGATTTTTAGGAAGTTGACAGGGGGACTGATTAAATGACTTATGAAGAATTATTAGAAGAAGCAGAAATACATGAATTAATTGTAAAAGAAAAACCTCTTAGGGCCTACAAGGGAAGAATTAAAGGAAATAGAATTGCTATAAAAAAAGATCTTAGCAATACAGACAAGAAATGTACATTGGCTGAAGAAATAGGACACTACCATACTACAGCAGGAAATATATTAGATCAATCGGATGTTAGCAATCGGAAACAAGAAAGATATGCTAGAGCTTGGGGGTATAGAAAATTAGTAGGAGTCACAAAATTAATCGATGCTTATAAGCACGGTGTTAGAAATAGATTTGAGTTAGCTGAATACTTAGGTGTTACTGAGGAGTATATAGAAGAAGTTTTAATTTATTGCAAACAAAAATATGGATTACAATATCAAATAGATAATTATTTGGTTTGTTTTGAACCATTATCAGTATTAGAAATATGGGAATAAAAATCTCCCGCAGTACTATCAACACTATGGTGGACAAACCAAGGTTAATGATATAACTACAAACGCTGAACAACTTAGTTATATCATTAATCTCCTTATAATATAATTTTGTATGAGCAGAAGCCAATTTAGATGAATCCTTAAGAAGATGGTCAACACCTATTAAAACTGATTTAAAAGATAGTAATTTAGATAGATTCTTAGGGTATGCAAAACTTTATTTTAAGACTGAAGTGTTGGATAATCCAATAACTTATAAGGATATGGCTTTTAAGTCGTTTTCCAACTATAAAGTAATGATTAGATATAAAACTAACAGATCAGACTAAAGAATCTTATATGTATAATCTTAAATATATTGGTAATAAAATTTTATCTGACTCTTGCATTTACAACGACAAATATTTATGTTCATGCTATAACTATAATAAATTGTGATACATCCAATCTTTTTCCAATAATATGAAAGCTATCAAATAAATCTTAAAATAAAAAAAGCCAACTAAGTGGCTAATTTACAATAATGGGAATATATGAGGATCGAACTTACCCAATAGAACTCTATTCTCTAGCAAATGATACAAACCATTGAAATAGGAATCTTTTTGGGTTCTTATTTTTTTGATTCGGCATGGTAATTAAACTTCTTGCATGGTAAGCCAAAAGTCAATTAACACAATAATTCCCAAAACTCTATACTCCAATTCTGCCCTATTCTAATTCTATTAACGATACATCTATAATTTTTTCAATACACTAGTTACATAGTTTCTTTCATACTCTGTAAATTTCACGACCTTAAAAGAATATAATAAATCATTATATATAAATAATAAACCTTCTAATATAATTTATCATCTCTTATATGAAATTTACCTATAGATTTATTCCCGTCATTTCTTTTATAAGTATCCGTTAAATATAGCCACCTATAAAAGAATCTATAAAAAGTTTTATATGCTCTTATTTTATCTTTTAAATAATCCTGTTGTGTAATAATGATAATTAGTTTTTCTAGTATTGGTTATTGGAGTAAAGGTCACTAGGGAAAATTCTTTATTATATCTATATAGGTGTCCATTTCCTAATATAATAATATCATCTCCATCCAGATGCAGATGCTCTATATTATGATTAAATTCAATTAACTCACTACTTGCATCATCAATATTAAATATACTGATTATACCGCCTGTAACTCCTACTGGATCAAAATGAGTTATTAATAGATTATCTCCATACCCTAGTATCTGAAACGGAAAATTTTCCTTTAAACTATATGTCTTGATTTCTCCACTTTCCCCATTATACTCCAATAGTTTATTTGTAGGCTGGTTCTCTATACTATCTATTGAATAGGAGGCTGTAAAATACAATTTATTGTCCTTTATTACTGTATCATATTGTCCAAACCCTATATGAGAAATATCTATTTCTTTTTGGATATCCAGAGTATTAGTATCTATTATATAAAGGGATGATTTCATTTTTCCTAGATCTTCACTTTCACCAAAGGCAAATAACTCATTTTCATAGACTTCAATATAGCTAATGTAGGTATCGGGTATTTGAATTTTAGACAATTCCTTTGTTTTTCTATTACATTTTACAATATTAGAAGTAAAATCCATGGTATTTACACCAAAGATAAAATCATTATTTACAGCTATACTATTCATATTCTGTAATTCAGTATCCCACTTCTCTATTTCAAATCCATCTAAATCGTATTCCATAATAAAAGTAAGCTCTTTTTGATTATATATTCCCTTTGGAACAATAAACATGCTCTTATCAAAAACTATAGGCAATGCAAATCCATCTCCCATAGAGCCATATTTAATTTTTTCCTCCCCTACCTTTTCCAAGTTATCATTATAAAAAGATAGATAGGACATATTTTCTTGGCCTGTTGTTTCAATGACTCCATATCTATAATCAATATTTTTCATATTAAAACTATTATTGCTACATCCTAATAATATTAATAAAAAAGCCATTGTCATAAGAATCAAGATTCTTCTCAACATTTGTTTCCCTCCTAAGCTATAATAGTGGATATACTAAATGTATATCCACTATTGGTTAAAATTATAATCAATAAAACTAGCTCTCGTATATTTTTGATGTTCTACTGGTATTTACTAATTCCATTGGATGAACAGCTGCTCCATATGAACTAGTATTTAAATCTATTCCATATAAGTCTTTGAATGCTGCCCAAACTAAATGAGAACAATGAAAAGAGCGTCTACGACGCGTTAAATATTTGCGTACTATACTTCGATTTGAAAATTAAATTTTTCTGCTCATGTTAATATTCTATTTATTTTTGGTATAAATAAATTGGTGATAATATGAGCAGTTC